TTGCTTTTACTTTTGATTCAGGGGTTGCGGCCATAGTTCACCTCAATGAGTTTGTCTAGGTAGTGACGCGCCTTCTTCAGATCATCGACACCGCCCTTGTCCTTCCAGCGTGACACGTACTTCACGATGTTGCCTTCAAGATACCCAAGGTCATTGCCTACGATGTAGTCCCAAGGCTGTATGGCTTTGCTCTTGTAGTGTGTCCCCGCAACTTGCGTAGAGTTTGCGTCAGTCTTGGGGAATAGTTCCATCTGTTTGTCGGTGCTAATCATTTCGTTCTCTCTCCTTGCGTTTTAAAAATACAGCGTCAGCAGGGTGGCGTGGCCGCTCGAACACATCGTAGTAGTTCTTTGGTCTGGTACCCAAGACACGGCGTAGCCAGTCAGGGCCGCCCATCTCCCTGAACTTTTCCCACTCCTCGTCCGACAAACGTACGTATCGTGCCTTTAGGGGGGCGGGGGGCTTTGGTCTTGGCATTCTCCAATGTTCCTTCGTGTTTGTTTGGTTGTCTTTCTTTGGCGCGGGTGAACGTGCCGAACTGTTTGTACCCAAGGTCTTCTTTAGATTTGATCTGGTTGCTTGGGTTCTTCACACGGAAGTACGGGTCTTTGAGAAAAATACTTGGGCGGTCAACTTGCGCCAACTCCTCCCATGGGTCGAGTGCTTTACTCATACTAATACTCCTA